GTGTGGAGTGATTTGGTGAGTGCCATCTTCGTGTGCTCCTATGTGTGCGCCTCGCGCGCGTAAGTACTTGCACCATCCGTGCCAGCGCAGGTTTTCTCTGGTAAATCAACCACATAGGTTTTTGTGGCCTCGCCAATGTGACGCAAAGTGTCAAGTTTTTCGACATTTAGGGTCACAAAGTGACAAGGATTGTCACAGCTGTGAGACGGTTCACGGTTTGCGATTCTGTACCGTCGTACCGCTGTACCGGCGATTTCAGCCAATTCCCTACTCGCGGCTATAAAAATATATATGATTCAGTAAGTTATTATTTAACGGTACAAACGGTACAAACGGTACAGAGTAAATAGATTCAAGCTCTTAGCAGCGTACCGCCGGCCGTACCGTCGCGGGCGAGCCGCGCGGCGGTACATGGCACGCTTCTTGCATACCGCTCGCAAGAATCGTGCCAACGCTATGTCAAACCAGGCCGCGGGCTGGCACGGTTCTTGCATGGAGCGATTCGCGTCGAGCTGCGCGTCGAATACGCGGGAGGGTATGAGCCGGGGGTGAGGGCCCCTTTTGGTACTGGCGGGTGGCGAGGAGCGAGCCGGCACGTAGTCTCTGCGCGCCACGACAAACCGCTCCAAGTTCGGAGCTCGGAAGGGGTTCGCTTCGCTGCCGATTCGTGATTCCCGAATAGCCATCGGCGCTCCGTAATGAACACCCCCACCCGTCACTCGCGAGGGACCCAAAGCACGTCGCTATTTGCAGACGCCGGGGGGTGTGCTAGGTTCGAGACTCGGAGGCTGCTCTCGATTCCACAAAAGCTACGAGGTCACGTCAATGCACGCACTGATGGGTTCCCAAGTAAAGTCGCTGCTGCTCATCGCATCGCAGTTGAGCGGGTACCCAATCCCGCAGAACATTCCAGATCCAGTCGTCATCTCGGTCTCGGCGCCAGAGATGGCGAAGGACGAGTGCGGCGGGGACGACGGGTTGTCCGTCATCATGTGCCCCATCTTGGGATTCTACGAATGGCCAATCGCCAGCGGTAAAGACGCGCGGCCCGAGCGCATCTGGGTGCGCAGCGACGCGGGGTCCGACTCGCAGAACGCAATCACCGTGCACGAGCTGACCCACTGGCTCCAGTGGCACAACGGGTTCCATCCCGATCAGTGCCCCGAGAAGTACCAAGTGGAGTACCAGGCGTACACCGCGACGCTGAAGTACCAGATCACGTACGAGGGCGTGCCGATTCCCGAATCCTATTCGACGCCCGGCGTTGAATGCCCCACCCAACCGGAGAAAACCAAATGATGAGCCTCATTCGCTACACCCTCGCGCTCGTGTTCTCCCTTGGCCTGCTGACCGGCTATTGGCTCGGGTCGTATGTTCACCGGGACATCAAGATCGAGTTCCAGGCTGCTCCACGTCCGGGGGCGCAGGCGCCGACGATGCTCAATAAGCCTTACTTCCAGAGAACAGAAGCGCTTGTCGGGCCGCTCAGCGAGTCGCCGCGAGGTGTTGAGGAATCACTTTAATGATCGTGAAGTGGCTCGGGCTCCACTGGTACTTCGGGCCGCCGGAGGACGAGAAGGAGGACTGCTTCCCGCGCTGGTTGTGCTTCACCCTCCAGTGCACGGCTATTGCAGTGCTTGCAATGCTCTGGGTTAAGTACATGGCCGCCGAGCTTGAGACTGCCAGCAACCCTCTGATACATTACGAGGATGTCGAGCCCACCACGCCGCAAGTCGATTGACGCCCACGCCCGTGAGCACGGGGAGCGCGCCATTGAGGTGCTCGCCGACATCATGGACAACACGGCGGAGGAGACGAAGGACCGCATCCGGGCCGCGGAGGCCATCCTCGACCGGGGCCACGGCAAGGCGTCGCAGGCCATCATCGCCATCCCGGCGCAGCAGCGCCAGCGGCAGGCGGCCGCGCTGTACACCGACGCCGAGCTCGACGCCATCATTGACGCGGAGTGGGAGGCCATCGAGCGCCGCGCCCTGCCCGCACCAGCCAAGGACCCGTTACTGGAATGACCGAAGCCGAACGCCCCGCACTGACCCCCGCGCAAGCTGCCACCGAGAAGCTGCGGCGCCAGAGGGCCAACAAATCGCTTGCAGAGTACTCGCAAGTCTTGGACATCCCCGGCGTGCCCATCTTCGGGCAGGACGAGGACGACCCGCTGGACGAGGTGGAGGACGGCGAGCGCAATCTGATCGAGACGAAGCCGACGCTCTACACGCCCATCGACGAGCGCGTCGCGCTGCACCACCTCGTGATGATGATGGCCATTCAGGAGTGCATCGAGACCCCGCGCGGGCGGCTGATGATCTTCGCCCCGCCGGGCAGCGCCAAGAGCACGTACGGCTCGGTCGTCGCCCCGTCGTGGGCCATGGGGCGCAAGCGCAACCAGCAGATCATCCTCGGCAGTTACGCCACGGGGATCGCGGCCAAGCAGTCGCGCAAGGTTCGGGCCATCGTCAAGCAGAACATCTACACCTCGCTGTGGGGCTCGCGGCCGCGGCTGTTAGATGACCAGCGCGCGGTGGACGACTGGCAGCTCACCAACGGCTCGGGCATGATGGCGGCTGGCCTGCTCGCCGGAATTACGGGTAACCGTGCAGACGGATTTGTCATAGACGACCCGGTAGCAAACCGCGAGCAGGCCGACTCCTCGGCGATATGCGAGAAGATTTATCAGGAGTACATCGACACGGTTCTGACCCGAGCGAAGCCCAAGATGTGGTGCCTGCTCATTCAGACGCGGTGGTCCGAAATGGACCTCGCCGGTTCCATCCTCCCAGAGAATTACGAGGGTGAGAGCGGGTCGATACACTGTCGTGATGGGCAGCACTGGAAGGTGTTGTGCATACCGGCGAAGGCTGAAAGGAACGATGATCCGCTCGGGCGTCAGCCGGGCGAGTACCTGTGGCCGCAATGGTTCAGTTTGGCGCATTGGAAACAGTGGGAGGATAATCCACGCGCACAGCGCACGTGGAACGCGCTCTTTCAGCAGAGGCCCGCGCCGCTCGCCGGAATCCATTTCAACCGCGAGATGTTTCGTCTCTATGACCCAGACTTACCGAGGGTGTGACCATGCCTCTTAAAGATCCAGTAGCTAAACGCAAGTACGCAAAGGAGTATTACATCCGCTCAGGCGGACTTGCCCGACAGCGAAAAGCTCGGGAACGTAAAGCGTCACGGCTTAGACCAGAACACTGTGAGTGCTGCGGGCGGCTAAACAACCCTGTTACGGATGTGCTGTGTTTCGACCACGACCATAAAACAGGGGAGTTTCGCGGTTGGCTTTGTCACGCTTGCAACAAAGCTCTTGGTTATGTAGAAGACAGCAGAGACCGCTTGCAACTCCTGATCAACTACCTCGACCTAGCGGAGCTTCTCAAATGATTCAGACGTACAGCGACCTCGACGCGTTGCCGTCGTCGCTCCGCATCTACGGGGCGACCGACTGGGCGACCATGGAGCCTGAGCCGGGTAAGAAGGAACCCGACTGGACTGAGCATGGCGTAGTTGGCATAGACGCCATAGGGGACCTCTGGTTCATCGACTGGTGGAGCGGGCAGGTCGAGACTGACAAGGGCATCGCGGCGTTCCAGAAGTTCGTCGGGATATACCGGCCGACACGATGGTTCGGAGAGGGAGGGTTGATAGAAAAAGCCTTAGGCCCGGCGATCCGTCACTCGATGCGCCTCGCCCAGAAGTTCGTCTTGATCGAGCAGCTCTCTTCGATTTCCGACAAATCGGTCAAGCTACAGGCGTTCCACGCCCGCGCCGCGGCCAAGACGGTCCATTTCCCCATCCGCCGGGCATGGACGGATCAGGTGATCGACCAGCTCATCAAGTTTCCGGGCGGCCGGTGGGACGACAAAGCCGACGTGTGTGGATTGATCGGCCGGGGAGTGGATAGAATGCACGAGGCGAACATCCCCCTCCCAAACAGGCGCCCGCTCTTGGTGCCGTTCACGGAGGCTTGGTTGGAGTTCAATGACCGCAACCAGAAACCGAAAGTGCGCTACTTTTGACGTTTCCGTTCGACATAGCTTAGACTCGCGTATCCGTAAAAGGACCACCAGCAAATGACGACTTCGGGCGCAGACAACGGCCTCCACTCAGGAATGGCCGGCATTCAGACTGATCCGACGCAAGCGGCTGGTGGCGGCATGGACTCGCAGGGCGTGGATCAGCCCCGCGGTCAATCGGGGG